GATAGGATCTTCCATAGCCTCTTGTATGTCATTACCATACATTCTTTTTAAAAATATAGAACAGGAAAAAAATCTATCAATTGGATTTCTTATAATCGCAATATTAGTGATCCCTTTTATATCAAGATATTTTTCATATAGATCTCGATGCAAATGTAGTCTTTCTACACCTTCAATCTCATCTGAAAGATCATTCTCTAATTTAAAATTATTATCTTCTATGACTGATTCAACAAATCTCCCTGCAGTTCTGGGAATGTGAATAAAATGAAATCTCTTTTCACCTTGTCTGTAAACTGGCATGTTAAGGTGTAATTCTAGAGAATCCTTTAACTTTCTCAAACTTCAAAACATTATCAAATCTATCTTCCATACCATTCTTATGTGATATCACAAATACATTTGCATCTTGTATGACATACTTAATTATTTTTAAAAACTCAAATGTTCCAGATCCATCTAATGAACTATCAAATATCTCGTCCATGATTAAAAGGTTTGTATTAACTGAGTTCTTCATTCTTGCTACTTCTCTCCATGTAAAGAGAAGTGCTAAATCTATTCTCATCTTCTCTCCCTCGCTGAAAGAAGAATATGAAAAATCTTCGTGAATAGGGGACTGTACGGTTTCGCTAAATTCTTCGTCAAGAGTAAAACTGATATAGAAATCCATCATCTGGAGATAACGGTTAACTTGTTGATTTATCAGAGGTAAATACTTCTTGATAATACCAGATTTAACTCCACCGTCTTTAAGTAAACCATACGAATAATCGTAATAGTTTGTCGTGTCCTTCTTGTTTGATACTTCGGTGTATGTAGTTTTTAGATTTTCTTTAAAGGTTGCTAACTTCTCATGTTCAGTATTTCTATTCGCAAGTTGTTCGGTAATAGTTTGAACTTCTGATTCAAGATCTCGGATCTGTCGTTGACAGCCAGAGATTTTAGTATTGTTTTTAGAAATGCCATGTGTTAGTTTAGTAATCTCCTTAGATAATTGAGTAAAGTGACGCTCTCTATTCTCTTCGTTTTTGATTGCTTCTTCTAGTTTTTTATAACCAGATTGCAATTCCTTTGCTTTAGTTTGAGCATCGTTGATTTTATTTATTCTGAAATCTTCGTCAATTGATTGTGTACAAGTGGGACATACCGTATTGTCTGTAAAGAATTTATGCTCTTTAGTAATAGTAGATACCTTATTAGAAATTTTACCTTTCAGTCCACCTAAGTCACGAAGTTTTTCAGTAGCACCTGTTACTTCTTCTTGTTCTTTTGTCAGTTTATCAACTTGTTTTTGTGTCAACACATTCTCTTTTACATACTCATCAGACTCTTCAAGAAGTGTATTAATTTTTACTTTTCTTTCATCTATATTCTTATGACTTCGATTCTCTAATTCTTCTATAAAATTTTCTTGCATCTTCAATTTATCATTCAAAGATTCTTTCTTGAGTTGTAAAACTTTTAATTCTTCTTTTACTGATCTAATTTTTTCTTTGATTAAATTACTCATTGAAGAAAATATTTTAATATCCAACAAGTCTTCAATCACTTCTCTTCTGTGATTTGAACTTAGCTGCATAAACGGTATGAATGAACTCGATCCTAAGATAACAATTTGAGTAAAAGACTTATAGTTCATCTTAATAACATTCTGTTCTAACCACTTTTGTTGATCATTTGCAGCAGAAAACTGATCAAGAACATTACCATTTCTATAGATCTCAAATATATTAGGTTTAATTCCTCTTATTACTTTCCATTGAGTTTCATTGATAGAAAATTCTACCTCAACCCTACCATCTTTTTCATTAGTAGAATTTAATAATTGAAGTTTATTAATTTTACGGAACGGTTTACCGAACAAAGAAAAAGTTAAGGCATCAAGAACCGTACTCTTTCCCGAACCATTTGCACCTATTATTAATGTAGTGGAAGTATCTGTTAAGTTTACTTCAGTAAAATGATTACCTGTCGAAAGAATATTCTTCCAACGAATCTTTTCAAATAAAATCATGAGTGTCTTTTGGTGGAATCACCATATCATTAGGTGTGATTATAGAGTATTTGTAATTGTGAATGTCACATGTTCTGAGTATGAGTTCATCTTCAACCTCCATCACATGCATCTCAGGAGCTCCTGTGCTCTCTAATAACAGAGAGTATCGAGTTGCATCATCTTCTTCTTGAAAGATGTAGATAATGCGATCCCCTACATCGTCATATACAGTATATGCACCTTTTTCTTCTTGTCCGGCAACAGTGATAATATACATTATATCATCTCACATGCCTCTCTGTAAACCTCATCTAACATTTTTTTAACAACTGATTTATCAAGACTTATATCAGACTCATCAATATATTTGTTAAGAATAGACATGGTATCTTCAGATTCAAACGCAGTCGAATCTTCTTTATCAAACCAGCCAGCAAAATCAAAATTCTCTACAACCTTTAATTCTGCCACATTTGAAGCATATAATTTATCAATAAACTTTTCAAATTTCTTAGTGCTAGTTTTTTTACGAACAACAACTTTTACAATTTTATCTTTATATGGTCGAGTGTCAAATGTTTGATGGTCATTATCATTATAATAAATTCTGTAAAACATTCTATATGGATTGATTACTGGAATATGCTCTAATGTTTCAGTATCAAAAATATTAAATCCTCTTACATCTTCTATATCTGTCCAATATATTTCATATGGGTTTCCGAGATAGAATATATTTCCATTGTCTGATTTAGTATGATAGTGTCCAGAAAAAACTCTTTCAAATTTATTAAAAACATCACCATCTATACCATGATCCATAGTAATTTGTTGATTGACACGGAATCCATTTAACTCTAAATGACCCATACAAACTTTACTCTGTGACTTTTTAATCTTGTCAAAAGTCTCGTCTTTATTTTCTTTACATATCCAAGGTACAAGAAGAACATCTAAGTTATCTACTTTGATTTCTGTAGGATCTGAATATACTTTTACATTATCATATTCCCTTAACAATAAATCAACAGCATTGATATCATTCGTGTTTTTATAATATGCTGTATGATTTCCAACTATGGTGTGAACTTCACATCCCATTTTTGCAAGACGATCATAGTAATTATCTTTTGACCATGCAAGAGCAGCAAAGTCAATACCTTTACGGCTATCAAAGGTATCTCCCATATCAATAATAGTTTTGATACCTTCCTCTTCTATAGTCGGAAAGAAAATATCATTATAAAATTTCAAGAAGTAATCATGAAATAATTCTGAATTTTTACGACACCCGAAGTGTTGATCTGTTATGATTGCTATTTTCATGGGTGTGTACAACTATAGTTTCCTGATAAAGTTATTCTCACTCTATCCAGTGTGTTTTTAGCAACGCTATGTTCCAAATATGCAGGAAAGGCAACATAAGTTCCCTCTACAGGAGGAACTTCATATCCATTATCAGTAAAAACTAAAGGTGGATGATCTTTGTCACACTCTACAAAATAAGCAAAACTATAATGAAAAGGCCAGTGATGGTGCTTTTGTGCATAATCACCTTTTTCATAAACATTCAACCAAAAATTCGATTCTTCTAAAGTCTCTCTGGTTGTTTCTCCTATAAAGCCTGGTTTATAATGTCTGTTTATTTCCTCTCTGATATATGCTTTAAGGTTCCTAAACACAATATTTTTAGGTTCCCAATCATAAGAAGTATGCACAGTCGCTTTGACGTTAGTATGCTCTTTAGGTATGGTTGGAACCCCCTCCTTCAATTTAGACACAACCTGTTTTTTCACAGATTCATGAAATTGATAAGTATCCACAAGAATATCTGCGTTATGTGCAACAGAAATTACTTTCATTAATTACGTGTTTTAGAATGTATAGCGTCTTTGATTTGATTATAGTCGGAGAAATTAGATCCGTCAATGGTATTATTATCATCAAATACTTCACTAAATCCAGATCTCTCGATAATTTTATTTTTAATTTCTAGTTGTCTTTTCTCTCTTTGTATTCTGCGGAGAAACGCATAATGTATAATCTGCGTAAAGTAAGCAAAAGGATTTTTGGATTTCTCAGGATCAAAGTTATGTATGTATTGAACGCAATTTTCGATTCCATCAGATATCATATCCTCCTTAAACATATAATTGACAAAGTTTGGTTTAAATGATAGGTGGTTTGCAATCTTTAAAAAACAATCACCAATATATCTTGGAATAACTGGTTTCGGTTTGTCTTGGATTTTGGCAATCTCGATGTCCTCTCGATACTTAATTAAAGCAGCAAGAAACTCTTTATTATTAACATAGTGTTCAGACCTCTTTCTTTTAGCCATTCCGCGACCTACCGGCATAATTTTAATCTTTATTATGTAGATAGTATAACATTTATACCGTCACTTGACAAGTTCTAGAAAACCTATTACAATAACCTTTGTGGAGGTTTAAGGGAATTAGCTAGACTTATTCTCTGGACTATCTAACTTAAATAGTTTCTCCAATATCTCTTTGGTGTCACTTACATTTCCTAGATATCCCATCTCTCTACTTAATTTTGAGTTTCCGCCCATCGGTACCTCTCCTACACTATCTCTAACAAAGTTCTGATGCATCATAATCATTTCAATATCATTTGATTCTGAAAGTGTAAGAATATTATCCATATTAATAATAAACATATCTTCTTTGGTTGTCTTTAACCATGGTTCAACTTTATATCCTGCAAGGCCATTTTTTGTTCTAATTTCTGAAACAAGAACTGGATGGTGAATTACAAGCATAGTTCTATCTTTCTCTTCTGAGGCAGCGACTTTCGCAAATACTTCTTCACCGTTTTTAAATTTTAATGTTGCGTAAAAATCGTCTT